TACTTCTGTGTAGCTTCTTATTTGTGTTTTTAATCCTGATGCACTTAATCCTGGCATTATGGCCTCATGTTAACTGGTCCACCAAAAGAGAAAAATCCTCCGCCTGTCTCTGTGCTGGACGCATTGTTTTTTAAACTAAACGTAAAACTATTACTTACCGTAAGAGTGCTTGGAGGGGAAGCTATTTGTTCCGTTGTAGTTTGTTTGGTAATTTTGTAAGAGCCATAAACTTTAGCTCCGCTACTATGAGCAGCTGCCGTAGTTGACTCAGGAGTGACTCCATTAATAGGAGCAGCCGTTCCTCTAGTTAATCCTGATAAAGTGTTTGATGCTGTAGTATTTGTTGTATAGTAAATTGTTTCACTCACATCGTTTCCATCACTGTCAAATAATTCAACACAGATATAACCCGGAGCAACAAATTGAGAAGAATCTGCTAATACAAGACTTG